TATCCTTGAGGAATCATCCCCATAGATACGATTGCATTAACATCATTATCTGCTGTCTGTGTTCTACCTTGAGATTTTAATAATCTCTCAGCTTGATACTGATTAGCAGATGGAACTATCATCTTAATGCCTCTCGCAGCGATTTTTAAACCTCTTTCATCAGTCATAGCAGCGATATCAATCAATGCTTGTTCTAATGAAGTTTCGTTTAAGTCCGCTTGAGTAGTTAAAGTGTTAGAAGTTGCTCCTGCAATCGTAGTGTGATTTGTAGAAAACAACGACTTAGTGTCACCAGTTTTATAAGTAGCTACCGAAGGTAGACCATTATTTAACGGGACAGCCGCTTTAACTTGTTTAGCATTTGACATAGATCTTGCTAGTGCTTTTGTGTATCTAGAAGCTAATCTATCGTAGAGGTTATCTTCGATAGCTTCTTCTGTGATAGCGAAAGCAAGCGCGATCGTTTCCATAGTGTAACGTGCAGTGTAAGTCTCTTGCGCTTCATCGTATGATACGCCTTGACCTTCTGCTTTTACATCAGCGTTAGCGAATCCTGATAACATAACTTCCTCTTCGAAAGCCCTGTCACTTGATTCAGTAACGTATATTTCGGCAGACTCATTGTCATACCGTTTGTACTCCAGCCCAAATAGTGCATTTAGGCCTGGTTCTAGTTCTTTAACTAGCTGTGCTCTTGATATTGCCATTTCTATATGCTCCTATATTGTCCAGTCATTACCAGCAGTAGCCGAGTTCAATAAGTATTGTCCAAGATTCTGAGCAAAGATCATTGAGCAATATTGTGCTGTTTGATCGCTGTTCTCAGGGTCCTCAGAGTTTCTTATGATTCTCCACTGTTGAGTAGTGTCGTTGATACCACCAATGTTCATTGTATTAGTACACTGTCCAGAAATTTCACTTCCTGTTGGAACAGCTGCTGCGAAAGATACAGTTCTACCGACGTTAGCCTGTGTTACTGCTGCAGAAGTTGATCCCATGAAAAGTTGGAAAGGGTTATCTATTACAAATGCTGTAATATCTTCACTGTTAGCCGGAGTAATAGGTTGGTTATACCAGTTCGCCCACGTCGGCTTCAAAGTTGTTGAAGCGTTGTAGAAGATACCGTTTAAAACACCTATTGTCGCAAATGTCGCTGTACTTGACGCTTCCACGATGTATCCGTCCTTCATTCGAACAGAACATCCTTGAAATAAATCGTCAGTATCACCGGCATCTATATAGTATTTGCCTTGACCCTGAGTAGCTGGTGTTGAACCAACTGTACCCACTGAAATCAAACCAAATCCTTTAGTGTTACTATTTGCCATAGTTATTACTCCTTATGTGCCTGCCTTCCGAAGAAAGCCTCCAGCACGGTTTATATTATTCCGATAGTTTAAGAAATATTATTTCTTTGTACCACCGAAGGTTACACGAGACTGTCGATCAACATTGATCGGCATACTCTTATGTTGTTCCCTAAGCAAGTCGGTTTCTACGGCTTCGTCTTGTCCTTCAGTAAGTTTCTTCTGATAGTCAACACGTTGCTCCGCGAGTTCTTCGGGTATCCTAGCCAACAATAGGCCTCCTACTCCAATCACTCCAGCGTATTTACCTTCGGCAACTACAGGATAGTCCGTTCCAGAATATTCATCAGCTCGCACTAATTCATATCCTTCTCTCAGTCTTCCATAAATGTTTTTAGCATCTTGGAATCCTACTGATTCGGCTCTTATCCATCTGTGCCTAAAGCCATTAGGCGCTGGTGGTGCATCCAGAGAGGATGGTGGCTTATACTCTTTTGGACGTTCAGTTTTTGTCCGAGTATCTGCCGCACGAGAAGTTGTTTTTTTGTCTTCTTTTTTCATATGCTTATGCCTCCTTCGTGAGTTTTAATTGTTTTGCATATTCTTCGAGTGGCACATTCAATTTTTTAGCTATTGCTACTTGAGATGATGTGAGTCTCATTTGTTTGCGACCAGTTTTTGCACTTCTATTCGCAGAAGCCACCGACTGTACGGGTCTAGTCGTTTGTCTATCTCCACTATTATCAAATTTATGGGGAAAGTCAACTCTTATACGCTTGTCAACTTCTTCATAATATTCATTTGATTTAGGGTCATAACCTTCTTTTTCCACTAGATCTTTGTGAATCTCAAACGCAGTAAAAGTCATAGCTCGGTCTGTACCGAACCATCTATTTTTACCCGCCCAATCTTCAGCCATAGGATCAGCTTGAGGTAATGACTGTGGAGCTTGTTTTGGTAATTGTCCACCGTCAGATAACTGTACAGGTTTCTCTTCCTGTTCAGTTTTTCTTTGTTTTAGTTTAGCATTATCAAACGCAAGCTCTGCTATACGTTTGTTTGCTTCGACTTGAGCTGGTGCATCACCTGATTCAATGGCTCTTGCAAGATCTTTTTGCGCAGAATCCATTCCAGTTTTAACACTTTCTTCAAATCTTTTAGTATAATCAGAATCAACTTTTTGAAATCTCTCCTGATCAACTTTTCTTTTTTGCTCTAACGCATTAGCATATTCTACAGCTGCAGCTTCTCTACGTTCTGCTTCTCTCATTTTTCTTGTGAGTTTAGCAATACGTGATTGAACACCTTTACTATAGTCCTCTAATTTAGAGTCATCTTCTTTTTGTTCCTTTTTTATTTCTTTTACTGTTTCATCTTTTACTGTTTCTTGTTCCGGGGCACTTGTTTCCTCTTTAGGCGCTTCGGTTTCTACAACCGATTCGTCTTTTGTTTCTTCAACAGTTACATCTACTTCAGGTCCTGAAGTATCGATATCAACTGTTTTTTTGTCGTCTGGCATAGTTTTCTCCTTTTCTATGTTTAGTATTTATGCAAGAGATCCTCTGGATCCTCGACAGTTGCTAAAACTTCATCTTCATTTAACAACCTTACTTCCCCACCTTCAATATTGATTCGTGATCCTGCATAACGTGCGAAGACCACCCAGTCACCAACCTTGCACCATGGACCTGTTGGATATCTCTCTTTATCCTTATAACATTCTGATCCCATCGCTAATACGTTTCCGCATTGTGATGCAACTTGTTGACGTTCTAATGTTGATTCATTTATAATAACTCCACCTTTAGTTTTTTCATTCATCTTGAATGGTAAAACTAAAAGTCTCCAACCAGTTGGTTGAGGTAATTTTTCTTTTTCGTTTGTAACTTCTTTTGGGGGTTCGGATTTTTTTACTCCGACTAATTCTTTATTTGGTGTGATTATCTTTGGGCTTGCTGCCGTTGATGTTAATGACTGTCCCTTTATTTTCATGTTGCTCCTTATCGTCTAGCAGGTTAGAGAGTTCCTGTTTAGTTGCCTCTAGGGCGTTTATTTGTCCGATAATATACTTATATGTTTCCATATTGTCAACCCCTCCGGACGTTACAGAGATTGCTAATTGTTTAATTCTATTATCTAAAGCTCTTCTTAATTTATAGATTACGTTTTCTAAATCGACCATATTATATAACCCCAACTGCTCTTAAGCAGTCTGGGCAATTCTTTCTAAATCTTATATGAGACAAACAGTGTTGTACTGTGGACTCTTTTACAGGAGCTTTTTCTTCCAAAACTACTGGTTCTTCTTTTTTCCTTCCAAATACTAGAAAGTCTATTAATTTCTTTAAAAAATTCATTACTTGATTTGACACCCTACTTTTTTACCTTTAAGGACTTTACCACCAGATTTATAACCTCTGTTTAATTCTCCAATAACTCTTTTTTTCTCAGCTCTATCTGCTGCATCAGGGTGTCTTCTAGCATCGATTCTACCCATTTCTTCTAATAAGTTTGCTCTTCCACCTATGTTGTATTTTTTACGAGATCCTTTCTTATTTGCTTTTTTAAATGCTTTAGAGCTTGCCCAATTTCGCAAATGTGTTCCAGGTGATGTTATAGTTTTAATTGCTTTTTTTGTAGACATAATTATCCTCTTTTCTTAGCCATCTTCTTAAACGTCTTTGCTAATGCTTTTGCTCGTCCAGTGCAACCTTTTTTTGTAATAGGTGTACACTTTCCTTTAGTTCCACGTTTTTTTATTGAAGCAGTAGCTTTTTGAATCCAGTTCTTGTCAGCTTTGCCACCTTTTTTAAATCCAACTCTATCTCCACCATTTGTATAGCCCCATTTATTGTGACCTGCTGGTGGATTGAATCCTGATACATGCATTAAATCAAAAGCTGTTTTTCCCATTAGTCTCGGCCCCCGCCTCTTCCAGCTTTTCTTGGTTTTAATCCTAGTTTACCATCTTTAATAGTAATATCGGATTCCATAACTTTTTTATATTTTGGAAATTTCTTTTTAGCAGCTACATGTCCACCAACTGTTCCAGCAATTGCGGCACTGGCACCACCAAAAACTTTTCTTTTAAGTTTTCTGTTTCTTGATTTTTGTTTAGAAACTAATTCATCCCATTTATAAGAAATGTCTTTCATACTCTTAGAAGCTTCTCTTTTAGTTTTAGACATACTCTGTTTAAGTCTGTCTGAAGGTTTTTTGCCTCCTAAACCTTTTCTAGTACCTTCATCAACAGCTGCTACTGCTTTATCTTGTATAGCTCTCTTTGTTGATACATTCTGTGCAGGTTTAACAGATCTAATTGCTCCAGCAACTTTCTTGCCTTTTGTTAATGCAGATAACCAACCCATAATTCCTACTTATTAATTTTACCAGATTTTCTTTTGCCCCATTTTCCATAAGACTCATCTCTACGATCTTTCATAGATTGTTTCTTAGTGGATTCTTTTCCAGTTCTCATACCTAGAGATTCATCTTCTCTATCTTTGTAGCCTTGTTTCTTTTTCTTAGAAACACCTTTGCCACCTTTGTATGGGAATCTTGGTGGAGAGTATCTCGTTCCAAAATCATTTCTCATATTTGCTCCTTATTTTTTTCCATTACGGAAAATTTGTGTTCCCTTTATACCATAAATCGACGCAACTACAAGTATCCATAAATTAGTGAACCAACTTGGAAGTGCCGAAAAATGCTCAAAGAAAATTTTTATCTTGTCCATAGCTGCCGGATCGTCAGCCCAGACCCCGTATGAAATCACCAAAATTGGCAAACTTAATATGACCAAAACTGCCTCGTCTTTCCAGTCTGACTGCCTAGCTTCTAAAAGTTTACCTTGGTAAGCTTCCTGGCCTTCGGCCATTTTTGTAGCATGCATAAGCTGTGCCTCTGACATTGCCATTTTTGTCTTCTGCTTGTTAGCATAAATCTTACTTCCAGCAGAGACGGCTAATTTAATTGCCGATAACCACATATTAGAACCAAGTTGCTGTCTGTTTTCTAGCTTTAGTAGACGAACCTTTGCCACCTGTACTTCTAACAGTTACTTTATCACCAGTTGCAATTCGAGCACTAGATCCTCTAATGCTATTTTTTGCTCTTGGATCTCTTATTAAATTCTGTGGTGGAATAGAAATTTCATTCCCACCTTTAAGATATCCATCTTTATTGGTGAACATTGACTGGTTGTATCCTTTACCTTCTTTTGCCATATTTTTCTCCTAGGGTTTGTATATACTAAGATTTAGGACCTTTCAAGGTCTTAACGTCTTTAGCCTTCATTCTATCTGAAGTCAGTTTAACATCAGCCGATATCAACGATTTTTCAATTGCTGTATCTGCTCTTAAATTAGCTAAGTCTTCGTTCTGTTCCAGTTTATCATCTGTGATCTCTCTGTTTTGAACCATCTTAGCTTTGTCTAAATTAATTCTAGCGTCTACTTCTTGTTGTTTTCTTTCCGTCTCCATTGCTTTTAAATCAATTTCTCTTTGTTTTAATTTAAGTAATGGGTCATGATCGAATTGAGAAGTAATTTGTTTTTCTTCCTTCATAAACTCTTCAGTCATATCTGCAATCAATACAGCTTTTCTAGCTTCTATCTTTTGTGATATTTGCTGTAACTGTTGCTGAACTTGTGGGTTCTGAACTGCCATTTGTTGCATTTGTGGTAACATTTGAAACTCTTGTGCAAATTCTATTTGAACCTGTTCTTGTGCCATCAATGATATATGCTCCATAATATTTTTTTCTAATGCTGCAGTAATGCTTGGATTGTTTCTAACAAAATTACTAGCCATAAAATTTAAGTGAGCTGTAACGTGAGCTCTATGATCTTGACCTGGAAACGCTTGAAAAGGTTTCATAGCCATTGCATCAATGTGTTCGATCGCCGGATCTTTAGGTTGATTCGGTGGAGGAGGAGGTAATATTCTATCTATATCTTTAACTCCCAATGCTTCGTACATTTTTCTGTAACACATATATAAATTATGCATTTGTGGATTAGACATTGCTAATTGTAATTCAGATTGTGCTAATGAAATTCTTTGTGACATTGAAAATATATTTGGATCTGCAACAGGTAGAATATCTACTCTATCATCAAAATCGGTAAGTTTAATATTTCTTTGTCCACCTACTACATCATAAGGATATTCTGGTGGCAAATATGTTTTAAAAACATTCGCCAGTAATTTAAATTCATTTTTAAGTGAAACATACAGTCTTTTATGGATTGCTGACATTACCCGTGAGCCGCGCTCTAATAGGGCTACAGTCGTACCAACAGCTGCTGATTGGTTCCCGTCACCGACTTGCATGTCAGCAATCGACGCGAATCTTTGTCCCGCTTGAACGACAATTCCCATCAATTGCAATAAAGTCTGAGAAGGCTCTTTGTATGGTAAAAATACAAAAGCATCTTTTAAATTTCCACCCGGTGTATCTACATCTTTAAATTCACCTGGTTGTATGTTTGCAGCGTCATCTTTTACTCTGACACCCCGTTGTTTAAAACCCGCCGGTAGGTTTGATAAAGTTCCCGCGTCTAATAATTGACGGAGAGCCGCAGTTGCAGTACGGCTCAATCCGCCAATCATGTGAATGAGTCCAAGGCCATAAAATCCAAGTCCTGGCAGAAATTTGAAGTGGACGAAATATTGGATCTTATTTTTCAATGGATCATTGGGCGCGAAGTTTCGTCTAATAGACAAAACCTTCCGACTACCTTGCTCGATTGTAACGATGTAAGGTAATTTTATTCCTGTTGGTTCCCCATCTGGGCCAACATCTTCGAAACCTTCTAAATCAAGGTCTACGTGGAATTCTAGTATTGTGTATAAAGGTTCAACTCTTTGTGATTTAGTTAGACCTTCTAATTCTAATTCTTTTTTCTTTACTTCATTTGTAGTTACGTCTTGAGGTTTATGTAATTCTATATCAGAATAAAAACCATTTACTTGTTGTTTACGTAAATCATTTTCTGAAATTTTAATTACATGACAAACAGATGTAGCATCTTCTAAAGAAGTTGCTGTGTAAGGAACGATTAAATCGTCCGCTGGTATAAATTTAGAAACAGCTCTACCTAATAGATCATCATAATAAACTTTTTTAAATGTAGATCCTGCTAATGGTAAATAAAATAACATCTGATCAAATTCAGGTTCGTATTCTTTCATCTTATCCATTAATTGATAATTCATGAAATCTTTAACACGTTGAGACTGTTGTTCTTTTTGTGGATTAGTCATTCCCATAATTTGAGTTCTAACGGGTCCATCAGCTGGTAATAATTCTTTATAAGCTAAAGCTTGAAACTGTGTAACAGCTTCTGCTAATACTGGGTGAGTTGCACCACTTGCTCCTTGGAAAGGTTCTGTTCTATTTTCATATTTAAATCCTAAAAGATCTAAACCAACTGTATAAGCTCTTTCCCAATCTGCACGAGAAGCTTTATATTCTCTATAATCTCCTTCTAATCTATTAGCGATAGGATCGGTAATATCATTGGGTAATAAATCATTTAAATTTGCAAAGTGATCGCCTTCTTCTGGTAAAGGCATTGCGCCCGGATCAAAATCAATTGTTGCGCCTGACTCGTCTTCAGTAACTTCTACTGGTCCTTTTGATGTTTGTTCAATCTCCATGACGTCAACTTCGCCTTGTGCAACTTCTTCTTCAGGTCGTTTAACGTTTGGGAGAGACTTATCTATTTCTGCCATTTTAAATTCTCCTGCTTCTTCTTATCCTTTTTTACTACTTTAATCAACCCTTGTGGATTAGGCCCTTTTAAAGGAGGTATTTGATCCCATTTAACATGCTTCATATTTTTAATAAGTGTTGGATTATTTTTTAACATTTAAACTCGCTATACCACCTTCTGCATAAGGACTTTGTCCTCCATAATTTCTTCCTTTATCTATATCCAGATACCAATCGTCAGCAGCAAGCCAACCTTGAGATATTCTATCTTGTTTTGTAGCTGCATCGTCTCGTGCTATTTTAGCATGAGCATCCATTGTTTGTTGTGTGGCTATATCCATTAAACCTTGGTCATAAAATCTTCCTTGTTCTGTGTGAGGAGTTGTTCTTATAAATGGTTGCATGTTTAAAATATATTCATCTAGAGTACTATCATAAACATTTTGTGCAGATCTTTCTCTTCGTGTTTTATCCATTCCTATTCTTCCTTGAGGGTTAACTGTTCGATTTTCCAAAAAATCTAATTTTTTCCCCAAGTCCAAAACATTTTGTCTTTGTACAGCTGCTGATCCTTTAGGAAGCGCTGCTTCAAATTCTTCTTGTTCTGATTGACCAAAGATAGGACCCAAACCATAATCAGTTGCATTACCTAAAATTCTTTTCCAAGATTTTCCAGCTGCATAATCTCCAATTGCAAATGGAACCATAAAACCTGCTTCAGCTAAAAGACCCCAACCAGTTACAGCTGCAGGACCTTTAAGTCCACGTATTTTTTTTGAAAAATTAGCTAATTTAGATATTGCTTGTTTACTTCCTTTTCCATCAGCTGCTTCTTTAACAAGTTTATTGTATCCTTTTTGATAGTCCATAATTGAATCACACTGACCACCAACACCTTTGTTACATGGAATACCCGCACTAACTAAAGCTTCTTTTAAACCTTTAAATTTTGTTTCATCAAAACCTTTTAAACCTTTTTCAACGAAACCTTCTACTTCTTTAAAAGAACCAAAACCTTTTCCCCCATATCGTGCTCCATCTACATCTAAAGTAATTCCTAATTTTTTTAATCGTTCATCTACATCTATTCTATCAAATACTTTTGATTGAATTTCATTTCTTATTTTATTTGCTTTTTGATTAGCAATACGTGTTACTAATTGAAGATCTTTTGTAGGAGAATGTTTAACTCCTCTTACATGGTGTTTTTCTAAAGCTGATCTAGTTACATCAACACCTTTTTCATCAATTAAATAATTTAATAAATGATTTAATTGTAATTTACTATCTACAGGCACTCCACCTTTAGTAAGAATATCTTGAATAGCTTGATTAGGAAGAGTTCTAGTTTTATTAGTTATATCCACTAATTTTTTAGTTTCTTTATAATCAGGATGAGAAGTTGCAACTTGTAGTCCTTTATATTTGTCAGCCCATTTTTTAGCTCCATAATATTTATTTCCATCTGGATCTATGTGACCAATAATTTTTTTGTTGCCTTTTATAGTTTCGTAAATTGGTTCATAACCAGCTCGATCCATTTGTGAAAGTAACCATCCATCAGCAGCACCTAAATTATAAGCATATTTCCATTCAGAAGGAGTACCTGCAAATCTTCTTATCTGTTCATATAAAGCTTTAGATTCTCCTCTTCCTCCAGCTGCAATTCCGTATTTTCCTTTTTTATAAGTTCCATCTGCATTTTTACTAAAATCAATATCTACATCATGAAAATGTTCTTTAATTGCTATTTGGGCTTCTTCGGTAAGATCACCAAATTGTTTACCCCCTAATTTTCCTGCTTCTTGTTTTGTTAAAGCAGTAAAATCTTTTCCTTTTTCTAAATATTTGTGAATATTTTTATGAATAAAACCTTCGTCCATTAATTCCATAACAGTAGGGGCTCTGCCATTATTATCTAATTTAAATTTTTTTACAAAATCTTTTATTTTTTTAGAAGTTTTTTTTGTTAATTTTTTAATTTTATCTTTAGCTGTAAATTTTTCTTTTCTTTCTGCGGCAGTCATTGTTTCGGTAAAAATTTTTCTTGGTCTAAATGATTTAGTTTTTTTATCCCAAGTCATGCCTTCTTGTTTTGGAAGTAATCTTCTTTCTTTAAGAGCTTCTATCTGATCTTCAGTCATCATTCTTCCGGAATACATTCTACGCTCTCCTTCGGCTCTCTTACCTTTTTTAAACCCGATCCGTCCACCTTCAGCAAGTTCCGTGCTCCGTGGTCCTTGGACCTGGGATTGTGGTCTAGTTAACCAACGCATCATTTGTGAATATTTTTCTATACTATCTACACCGCTCATTATTCTCCTAACATCTTAGCAATGCCACCGGATGCAAAGTCATCTGGTTCTGGATAGTTTGAAAAATGATCAGCAAGATCTTCACTTTGTTTTTGTAAACTTGATTTGCTACCTACTTGACCTTTAATTG